CAAAACTTTATCGTTCATTGAACGTGCCAATCTCAAGACTTGAGGCAGAGAACTCATTCTCTATTGGACGTTCTGATAACATTACTCGTGACGAATTGAAGTTTACAAAGTTTGTTCAAAAACTTCGTAAGAAATTCACTATAATGTTTATGGATGTTCTTCGCACACAACTTATTCTAAAGGGTGTGATTGCAGAAGATGAATGTCCTATGATTAAAGAACACTTGCAGTTTGACTTGATGCAAGATGGCCACTTTACAGAATTAAAGAATGCAGAACTTCTTCAAAATCGTTTGGATATGTTAGGACAGATTGAAAGTTATGTGGGAACATACTTCTCTTAAGAATATGTGAGAAAGAATGTTCTAAGAATGTCTGATGAAGAGATTGAAGAAATTGAAAACCAGATTAAAGACGAATCTGGTGGCGAACTCGACCCTATGGGTCAAGATGATGGTATGTTCGCACAGAACAATCCAGAACAAGGAGATAAATGATGGATACAGTAAGAGACTTTGTAAACGCAATTGGTGACGGTGATAACCTTTCAGCAGAAACACACTTTAATTCTGCTCTTGCAGCAAAAGTGGGTGATGCGTTGGAGACAAAGAGACAAGAAGTTGCAAAGACATTTGTAACTCATCACATTCCAGAGGTAGAAGAAGATAGTGAGTAAGACGATTTCTGAACTCTATAAAGAGTTACCAGAAAAGGACGAGCATAAAACATCTAAGGAGTATAAGAAATTATCCCCTAAGATGAAAGAGGCTGTTGACGCTATTTTTAAGGAAATGGAGAGTAAACCCTCAGATTTCCTAAATACTTTTGACAAAACTATAAATAGTGTTTCAAAGAAGTATAAAGTTACACCAAAAAAACTTATGGACTACTTTGAAGCAGAAGTATTATCAATTTAGGAAAAGAACTATGCAAGTAAAAGGAACAGCTACTGCACTATCTGCTACAACTGGTTTTACGGATGCTACCGCAGTGTGGGTATTTAATACTGGTTCTGCTGGGTTAGTTACAGTTCGTAATGTTGGAGATACTGCTGATGTAGGAACTATCTATGTTGGCGGTGGCGCTGGTATCGTCATTCATTTAAACATTGGTGAAGGACTTCGTGGTGCCGGAACAATATTTGGAACTCAAATTACTGCGGCGGGGTATTAAGATATGAAACTTATTGCAGAACAGATACAAGAAGTAGAATACATCGTTGAAGAAAAAGACGGTGGTGGAAAGGATATGAAGATTCGTGGAATCTTCATGCAGGCAGACATGAAGAACCGTAATGGTCGTGTCTACCCAATGAACGTGTTGACAAAAGAAGTTGCACGTTATAACAAAGAATTTGTTGCTGAAGGTCGTGCGTTTGGGGAACTGGGTCATCCAGAAGGCCCTACTGTCAATCTTGACAGGGTATCGCACATGATTACTAAACTGGAAGCGGATGGAAAGAACTTTATTGGTGAGGCGAAACTGCTCTCAACTCCAATGGGGGAAATTGCGAAAGCACTAATCAAAGATGGTGGTAAACTTGGTGTCTCTTCAAGAGGCATGGGTTCACTTGAAAATAAAGGTGGTGCGAATTATGTGAAAGATGATTTTTATCTTGCCACTGCGGCAGATATTGTTGCAGACCCTTCTGCACCTCAGGCCTTCGTTGAAGGTATTATGGAAGGTAAAGAATGGATTTGGGACAATGGACTACTGAAAGAAGTAGAGATTCAAAACATCAAAAATGACATTAATGAAAATGTAAGACGTAGAAACGCTAATGTTTCCGCACTTGCGTTTGCAAAGTTTTTGTCAAAGATTTAATCATTATAAATATGTTAAGATAACAAACCAAGGAGAAAATCCCAATGTCAGATCTAGACAAGACAATTGAGGAACTAGAAGCAGAAGTTGCTGCGGAGCTTGAAGAAGCTGCACAGGATGCCCCAACAAAGGGTGCTGCTAAAGGTGACGCAATGGATAAAGTAGAGGGTGAAGTCCAAGACTTGGGTGGTGCCGGTGCTGATACACCAGAAGAGAAATCTGCTTCGCATAACAATGCGGCAAAAGCAAAAAAGGTTTCTGGTGATCCTCAGCAAAAAGGTGCTGCTGGAGAAGAGGGCGGTGAACCGTCTGCTACTAAAATCAAAGAACCCCTTGCTGCTGGTGATCAAGT